AATCGCTAATGCGGTGGCATCGTCTGCTGGATATGGTATCATTGTAGATGAGTTGGGCGCTGCAAAAGACCCCGAATATGTAAGGGTAATAATATCTGCATTGGCGCTAGGTGTTGTTCCTGTTGTAATTGATATTTCCCCGGTTTCATTATTTCCGACAATTGATATAGTTGGCGATGTACCGGCTCCAGCTCCGGCAGAATAAGAAGGGGCAGCAGGCGGCAATAAAGTTAAATTACCAACCGCATCTGTATATACTTTTCTAATACCTATACCTGCTAATGAAGTGCTTTGAAACATTCCATTCACATAAAGCAATACGTTCGGTAGACCTTGGCTTATTTTAAATTCAATCTCATAAACATACGGCGAATTGTTAGTGCTGCCTGATATTAATTCCATTTTATAATACCTGTAATAGCCTATGTTTGTTGACAGGTTTGTTATTGTTTGCGGTGTGGTTCCACTAACATAGCCTGTTAATGTAAATGATGTTGATACAGTGGTATATGAAATGTTATCATGGCTTCCGGAAAATTGCCAAGTGCCCTGGCTTGAAGTATCCATGTACCATTTACATTCAGTAATATTTACTTCGCTGATAAAATCAAACAAGATGTAGCCGGACGAGTTAGTTAAAAAAAAGAAATTTTGCGCAAGCGTTCCGTCAATAATATTTTCTATAGGGCCGCCACCAATAGACAGACTGGTGCTTATACCCATAGTGGCAATTCTATTGCCTTGCCCATTTATATTTGAATAAGAAGGGCCTATAAATTGATTTATAAATGTTAAATTTGGAGATGATTCAAGTCCTGATCCTGTACCTGTAACAATTTGGTATATAGGTTGCACGGTAGCGTTTGCCGCATCATCGAATTTTGTAAAATTAACAGGAGTTACAAGTCCTCTGCGTATTGCGCTTGCGTCTGGGAATGTAAGAACCCCGCTATTCGATAATCCAAATGCTCCATCCGTAGGGCTTAAAGATAAAACAACAGCCGTAGCTACATTAGAAACATTACCTACAAAAATCTCAGCAGAAGGAAGTGCTGGTAAATCCGGATCATCCCAAGTACCATCATCTTTTAAAAACTGTCCTGTAGGCGCTAATTTATGTATAAAAGACTCATCAACTCGGCCGGTTATAAAAATACCAAGATAACCGCCATTCTGATCCTTTCCATCAATATTTTGTTTCGCGTCAATAAAATCATTTAACACTGATCTTAAATTAGCAGCTGTTGTATCTCTGTTGCCAGATAATATTTTGGCAACAACCTCATCTAATAATTCCTGATCTGTCATGGCTGAATAAATTCGTATTTATATCCGAAGTCGGTTCGGTTTAATTTTATAGTGGTTAAGGCCTGCTGTAAATCAGGGGCTGTAATTAATTTTGAAGTTTCTGAGGCTTTTAATTCTAATGTCAATCTACTTACAGTTGTATTATCTGCATCTAATTCTGTTTTTTTTATAAACCCGGTTTCAAAGCCTTTAACTTTTATATTACCTATGTTTCCAGGCATAAAGCCTAAAGTTTTATAAATAGGATCTTCCAGGATGGCACGAATTACTCCGGTAACGGCATTTCTTTTTATCCCAGAAGTGGTATCGCCCTGTTCGCTACTTGTAGCTAATCCATTTGTCCATACATCAATGAAATATTGATATGTTCCATCAACATAACCTGCATGTCGATTATCATATAAGCCATTTGCCGCAGATATAGTAACAATCGAAATTTCTGTTTCATTAATCGCCCTGGTCCTTTCAACGTACACATCTATATTTTCGCAAAATGTTTTATAAAATAAAGCAGCTTGCCTATCAATTTCAAGAGTTAATATTTCTGCAATGCGAAATAAGCATAATTCAAAATTTTGAGTATCAATCGCCTGAGTAATCATGGTATGTAATCTTCTAAAATCAATACAATTGGGCCTATTTTTTCATCCGGTAACCAAGAACTTACTTTATAATTTTTTATTATTCCGCTGCTGTCGGCAGTATTAACAAGGCAATTTTTTAAATCAACTTCTTGCTTTGAATTTCGGACCGGAAATGCAGGATTAGCAGCAATAATATTAAGTTCATTGATTACTACTGAAGCGGTTTTAGCTTTAATCGCATGTTGCATTTCATTTAATCCAAGATGATGTTTTGTGGTACTACCAACGCAAATGGCAATTTCGCCATTACTTGCCGTGAGTGTTATTTCAACTCCAAAATCATCAAGATTTCCTGTGATTTCTGCATTGTCTATTTTCGCTTGTTCTGAAAGTCCCATTTTAAAATTAAAAAAGGCGAGCGACATTTTAACTTCACTCGCCTGTTATTTATCCCCTTGAATAAAAAATTATTTATTATAATTTCGCCTTCGTTCTTTTGATTCAGGTTTTATTTCTTCTTTTTTCTCCGTTACGATGTCGCCATCTGTAACTTCAGGATCCATTTGTTGAACATCTTCCTTACTTGGAATTTCATCTACTAACTCAGATATGAATTTCTGTTCAATTAATCGATCAAAATTCCCTTCCGGAAAATTTTTCTCCGTTACGATGTCGCCATAGTTGAAAATTTTATTTCCACGGCCACCAATATGCAGCGCTATTACTTTTGCCGATCTCATTATGCAGCTATTTGTTCGGTATAAACTTGATCAACAGCTACAAGTGTAGGTATACCGGCAGATTTAACACCCATAAATTCAGCATCACGCGCTACATCTTCATAAGCATATACTTTGAATTTACCAGCAGTAGGTAATGTGCCCGGTAATATTTTTTGCGGCACGGCAGTATAGGTTAAAGTGTTCATTGTTTTCTCAGGAACCATGATGATTTTTTTATCATCTAGGTATTGATAAACCGTTCCATCATCACCTTGATAAAAATCGGAGTATGTAAAAAAGTTATAATTAAATGCGCCACTTGTTGTACTTCCTAAGAATGTTTTTCCAGTACTGTCGCGTACTGCTGTATTTGCCAGAACGGTTAGGTTGTTATTAAATTTCAAATCATTAGAGCCTACTTTTGTATTGGCTAACCATGCACTCCATGCGCCTTTTGAAAAGATAACATCGATTGTATTACCCGCCATTTTGCCGGTTTCATTTAACCATGTAGCACCACGTGTAAGTGTTCCTGTTATAGGATCAACGTTTGCGTCTGCCCAATAACTACCTGCGCCAGGATTAACTAAAGAACCAGCTTTCCGGCCATATTGAATATTATGTCCGTTGTTAAGCGTAACAATGCCAGTATTAAATAACTGCCAGCATTGTAATTCATAACGGCGATCTATTTTATCCATGATAAAATTCATACGTTTTGCAACTTCGTCCATGAACATACCCCATACCACTTTGGCATTCACACCTTGCGTAAAAAGCATATCATAAGAATCTAATTCAACCAGGTTAATTAATTCATTGAAATAAGGTGGAAACACAATATTTTGTGTGCTTTTATCAAACACATTTAAATTACCTTGTGACCCTCGCGCCACATCGGTAGCAATAAGATTTAACCCACGTTCTGAAACGAACGAAGCTAATTTAGAACTAGTTGTTACCTCAGTGAAATACGACCTACCGAAGCTTTTAGGCTTTTGCTGGTCTGAATATTTTGCTACAATTTCGTTTGTAAAAAGCCCTAAGGCATCTGTTACTGATATATTCATTGTTTGTTTTTTTTTAACTTAATGTGTTATCAAATGCAGTACAATTAGTTGCGCTGATAATTAAAATTCCGCAGCTATCAGATCCAATGCGTTCAAAAATCCTGCGGGAACTTACAACCGTTGAAAGAGTGTCTGATCCCTGTAAAATCAACATATCTTGACGAACTTGTCCCTGAACCATAACAGCCATATTGATACTTTGACCTTCATCAATAGTATAATCTTCTGCTAAAATTCCCATAGGAAATTGACTTCCATCCGTAGCGCCGGAAGTCATTGGTACAACATAACCAGTAGCGGCAATCACACCCATTACAGTACCTGCCGGTAAATCAATAGGATCGTATGTTGAATTTGTATAAGCATATTGCTTTAACTTTTTATCGAACGGAAATAATTTTGCCAGGCTGGTTTGAACCTGTAATTGTTGACCGTTGTTAAATACTACATTGTTGCTGCTCATATTTTATCCTTTTAAGTATTGTGAATTTGCCATTACGCCTTTTTTAAAATCAGCGATCTCAGCTTCTTTTTTAGTTTTTTCTTCGGGTGTTTCTGTTGGCGTTTCTTTCGCGTTATCATTTTCAATATCTTTCAAAGATGCTTTACTGAATTTTTTTTCAGTAAGCTCAATTATTTGCAACGGCGTAGGCGCAACGCCCTTTGAAATTCCTTCAGATGCCATCTTAGCATCAACAGAAGCATAATGCGCCCAAACCTCGGCAACTTCTTTCATTGCGGTATGTCCGGCAATTTTACCTTCGTTAAAAATGGCATTATAAACGCCTGGATGTGATTGTTGTAATTCCTCTTTTGTCATTGTTTTTGTTTTAAATTCTGATTGAGCGGCTTTTGCTGGTGTAAAATTTTTACTTTCTTTTAAAGAGTTTATTTCTGCGGTTTTTTCAGGTGTAATTTTTATCACCCGATCTATCAGTCCTATTTTTTTTGCTTCGGCGGCTGTCAAGTAAACCTCAACCCGTCCCTCTATTGAGAAAATATCTTTTACTTTTATATCCGGTTTGCCTGTTTTTATAGCCATTATGGCCTCAAGCTTAGTAACGTCTACCGTATTTTCAAGTGCTTTCTGAAGACTCTTATTTACGCGTTCAAGATTCCCGCGTTTTGCATCATCAAAATAATCTGGATTACTTTCTATCCAAGATGGGTAAGCGCAGCGGTGCAATAGAAATTCGGTAACATCCAAGGCTTCGCGATCTTTACAATAGCAATTAAAAAACAAACCCATTGAATGAGCTTGTCCATCATTTTTTACTGATTTTTTTCCTTTGAGTTCATTAAACCGGGCAATCGCGCCCCAAGCGTATTCAGGCTCTCCACCAACTGTATTTATACGCACTGTTATTTCCGCTTCTGCATTTTCATCAACAACTTCGTTTATTTCTTCAATAAACTCAGTTACAGTTTCAGAATCGAATCGCCCATATAACAATACCTGTTTTGTCATTGGATGTAAAACTACCCCGGTGAAAAAAAAAACTAAAAAATTGCTTGCACTTTGCGAATTAAATTTTATACTCGCAGGTATGGCAAGAACACTTCATCCAATATCCCCTGATATTTGTATCAGAAATAAAAACTTAAAACTTAAGAGAGAAATAGTTAGCATCGCTAAAAGCACAGGTCTTACACTTTCTCAATTTTGCAGACGCGAACTCATGAAAATAGCCGCATCATATCCTGATGCGGCTAAAAATTATAGAGATGATGATGATTGCTGTTAGGTATTGGATTTATCTTTTAAATCAGAAACATCATTTTTAAGTTTTTTATTATCAACAACTTTTTGTTCCATCGGAATTGGTTTTATTCCTAGATTATTTGCTTTTTTTAATTCATCTGAAGCCTGTTCGATATTTTCATTATAATTTCCCAGGCCTAATCTCTCAACAGTGCTTTCCATATCATCTAATGGAACGTGGTCAAAAGATGATCCAAGAACTAAACGAGCTGCTTCAATTTCTTTTTTAGGATCAATGTGAGGTGGATTAATACCAATAAAACGAATCCCACGATAGGCTTGCAAAATAGTATCATTGCCTTGAGATCGAGCAAGCAAATATCCCGGCGCCTGAATAACACCTTCAAGTATTTTTATATCCAGCCAAAACGCAAATATATAATCCAGGTAACCAACTTTATGATGTTCGCGTTTAGTCAATAAGATATGTAGCCAATCCATTTGAGATGCGCGGGAGGCGCTATAACTATCATTATAAAGTCCCATTGCAACATTTGGCGGAATGCCCATCACTGCAAAAAATTCGTTTGAATGCGTTTCATTAAATTCTTTAAAATATAAAGGATTATCATTTTGCAGCATTTCAATTTTAGATCCTGGTGTATTGTTATAAGCCGTCCCCATGCTAGTGACGTTGATGGTATTATTTGTTGTAACGCCATCTGCGGTAACCGGTAATTGCACATTATCATTCCCAATACCTTTATTATATCCGCGTACTGTATTATTGGCCCAAGGTGCCTTACCATCACCATTCAATTCATGCACAACTTGATATGATACTTTTGCAGCTTCCTTTGCCTGATCTAAAACAGAATCGGAATATTCTTCCATTTTTTTTAGCTTTTCGATGCAGGCAGAAATTATCGGTATGCCACGAACATTATTAATTCGGTGCTTATCTGCATAATAAATAAAGGCGCGTCTTAAACCAGTTTTTGTATCGTATGCAGGCACACGTTCAAATTTATACTCAAATAATTTATTAAAATCAGAAGTGAGGGCGTAAGTGCGTACATAATAAGCAACGTGTTCACGCTTTGAATTTATCTCTACTCCATCAACAATACAATTACCATTATCTAAAGCCTGAGGAAAATATTCGCTACCATAATAAGGTGATTGAACGTTCATTCTGTCAATATGCTGAATTTTTATTTGACCTTTTATGTAACGTAATATCACCAGCATATCACCGGCAACCATTGAATTTTTTTCAGCTTCTAATTGCAGTTCGTTTAGATTTTGTTGGCCGTCATGAGAAACAGACTTTAACTTCCTAAAAAGATTCCATCTATCTTCAACAGATTTTGCATATTTCTGTTTTTCTATTTTGATCCCTTCGTCAGCCAATATAGACATTATCGGCTCGCATTGTGGCTTAAAGCCATTACCTATGATCCATGTAAGTAAACGTTTTATGGCTATTTGCGCTTTATCACTTTCAAGCATAGCCTGCCATCCGCGTATTGCTAAACCATTAAAATCTAGCTTATAATCAATCATTGGACCAACGCCACCAACATTTTTTTCACCATTATATGAATAAGTTCCAAGATCATAATAAGTGCCGCCAGGAAATTGTGCCAGTGTTTGTTCAGCAGTTTTTGAAAGTGGCGCTAAAACTGGTGATGGCGGAGGTGGCGGTTCCACGTGAATCGGCATCGCAACTTCTTTAATGTTTTTTTTTGTTCCGAATATAAATTCTTTTAATCCCATTTTAAAATTTCCTTCCTCTTAAATTTTTAGATCCAACGTTTTGATAAGCATTGCCGGCTAATTGATTAATGTAGTATTGTCTTTGTTTCTCATACGCCTGAATCGATTTCTGTATTTGTAATGGTGTTGTATATACAACCTCTTGAACAGTTTGTCCATCATCTATTTTATAAGAAGCTTTAGCTGATGTTGCCGCAACCTTAATAGAAGCTGCAAACAACGAATCAATAAGGGCATCAATCTTATCAATCTTTGCTTGGATAGAAGCGCAAGTTTGAAAATTAACATCCATTTTAAAATATAATATTTCCATTACGGGTTAGTTTTAATTTTTTCGTTTTTAATATTTGAAAAATCTGTTGTATTTGGCTGGACTGGTATTATTGTTGGTATAGGGGTTGGAGGACTTGGAGAACCTGTGCCTGCTGTTGCGTGCATGTGCGAATTAAAGGCATTTACAAGACTGTTATGACTTTGTTTGAATGCATCCAAGTCTGCTTTTAATTCATTATACATTACAGCATAGTTTGTATACTCAGATGGTATGTCACTAGTGCCTTGGAGTAACGTACCGTCTGACCTCAACCATAAATTAAATTTAAAGTTACCATTGGCATCTGTGCAAAATAACCGATGTTCACCTTCTTCAGATTTTCTATTTTTATTAAGACATCCAAAAATTGCTTCATCACCATCTCTCTCAGTGGTTGTGTAAAGTACTGTAGTATCTTTTACGCATCTTGCATCCGTCCCGTAAGGACCATATTCTTCTGCGGTATAAGTTCCGCGCGCAGAAATAGCTTTCACCTCAAGTTGAAAAAGCTTATTGAAAATAGTTTGTGTTACTCTTAATAATCGATTCATATATTTGGCAAATCCTTTCCTGCTGGTACAAAAACATTAATTATAGGGCCACCATACACACCAGGTAATACGGCGGTAACCTCACAGCTTTTTGATGTAGTACTTTCGTTATATACTACTTCTTCAATAAGCCATTTTGAGGGATCATATATATATCCACTTCTATCTTTAACTTTTATCGTATTATTTGGTAAAATAAATCGGCCATTTACAACCGGACTATCTAATATTATTTTTAATGGAATACTTTTCAATTCAGTTCCTAATTCAGCTAATCCAGCCTTTTTAGCATCATTATCATTACCACTTTGCATGGTGACAACCTTAGGTCTGTAAACAACCGGAACTAATGGGTTTTTTACCAAAGCATAAGCCATGTTGCCGCCATCTTTATCAGGCTGTCCGACAACCTCAATATCAGAATGCAGGGATTGTCCATTATAATTGCATGTAAGTTTTGTTATTGGTATTCCGTTAGCAGTACCAATCTCAAATAAATAATCATCACCTAAATAAGGTTCATTTATTATAAGATTTCCAAAAATATCAGTTGAAAGTATAAGGCCTTTTTGAACAGCCAATTCCATAAGGTAGGATAATATATTTTTTGATTCCGGCGCAGTAGTTTTACCAATTTCATCATCCGCATCACTATTTATACTTTCAATTAAACTAGCAACACTAGCCGGTAATCCTAAAGTATCTTTCTTGACTTTTTTATTTATGTCTGTTTCAAAAACAGAATCTGCCCTACTACTTTTTATATAAAATTTAAATCCACCGCTTGCCGGATCGCTAAAAATTGGAATTACCTTTTGATTAACTATTTGACGGAATGATAAACCAACACTTTCCAAAGGATAATAATTTGTTGGAAAATCACAATCTCCTAATACACCCGGCTTTGAATAACCACCAATTTCTACCCACGTAGGTGCCGGACTATCTTCTAATAATTGTGATAATACAAAACCAGTTATTATTAATTCATCTGTAGTAGTTCCAAAAATAGCTTTACCATTTTTTTCCGAAATAGCATAACGCCCTGGTTTATCGTGAACATAATAAATTTTACATTCGTGCATGTGAGAAACACCGGCGAGTTCTGCATGATCCGGATTATTAGGATCAAAAAACATTTTAAATTTAAAAGTACTTGCAACCGAATCGTATTTTATATTCAGAGATATTTCATTAAATTGAGTAAGCGTATAAAGTGTTTTACCGCTGCCATCATTAGAAGATCGAGTATTTACGGTTAGTTTTATCATGCGTAATAAATAATCGTTTTACCTTTTGGTAATCCTAATGCAACTTCTCGCCAATTAAGATTGTTATTAGCGATAAATTCATCAATGTTATTGTCTTGAGAATCCAATCCATAAAACTGATGCGTGAGTAATAAATAATCACTATCCTCTGCTAATACTATAACGTATTCTTTACGTCCGGCCAACGCTATATCAAACAATGAAGAAAGAGTAAGATTAACTAAACTATTCAATGCGGCCATTGCATTAAAGTCTGGAATGAAAGACAATGGATTTCCACCGTTAGCTCCTTGTATGCCATCTATATCGGTCAAGAATGTTTTATAAATGCCTTTAATCGCATCCGCAATTGTAATAGCATTGTTAGCATTCGTATAATCGCCGGTTAATGGAGATGCGGCAGCGGTGCATATTGCACCTAAAGTGCTTATAGATTGAATAGCAAATAATTTTTTTGCAGTAACTGTTGTCAATCCAATTATAGTACTGCGTAAATTATCCATAGCATCCTGAAGCACTCGTATTCTATCCTGCACTTTTGCTTCAAACTGCGCAGGTAGAAGTATAATATTCGTTAAAGCATTTATTGCTTGGATCGGCGTTTGGGTAATCGTATTGACGTATGAATTAACGGTGTTAAATGCATTAAAATAATTTTCAGAATCAATAGGATTTGTAATTATTTTAACTCCTGATTTATAGTTTTTTTCAGTTGTTTTTTGTACTGAATTTATGTTCGTTATTGTTGGTGTTAAGTCCGGTTCAACTGTGAGTAGTGTGTTTAACTCAACCTGTTTAAGCATTATAACATCTACAGCCGAAGTGTTTACTGTGATTCCTTCCTGGCCTAGCGTTTGTTTAGCTGTACAGGTAATTTTGGTTATGTTTCCATCGCTATCATCTATTTTTATAGATGAAACCTGAACTAAAACAGTATCATAATATGGATGTGTTATTGTCCATGGTGCAGGATTGGAAGCTGAAAACAGAAACGACTTTGTTTGCTCAATATGATCGTCATTAATAAAGAAAAATTCAAGTGGTATTTGGCTATTCGCAATAGTTGTTTTTTTAATCAAAGGAATATCTATATCAATAAAGTTAAATTCCGTTGTATTATATTCCACTTCCTTTGAAAATGAAGGCAGAGTATAACAGGTGAATGTTTCGCCATCCCCGCACGTAATAATTAAATCTCGAGTATAGTTGTCTTTCCAACTCATTATTTATCGTAATGTTTTTTTAGTTGTTTTTGAGCGTTTTTAATGTAAAATTCCGGCAGTCGCTTGGCGGTTTTTAATGAAGCCTCTTTCATAAAATCAGTTTTATTAACCTTTATAGATCGACCTTTTACATAATCATAAAGTGGTGTTATATCTAACTTTTTTGTTTTCAAAACAGATGACAGCGAATTAACGCGCCATAAAATATTTTCACCTCTCGTGTCGCCTCCTAAAACATAGCCGCCCGGCCCTGCTTTATAAATCGCCAGAATGAATTTTTCAGCTTTTGATTTTCCTTTGGATAAGTTTCGCGATACCACAATGTTTTTTTCTTTAATAGCCTTTAACCTGGCATTCGGTCTTACATTGCCTGTACCTCCTATACGAGATGGTGACATTGGGATAAAGGATTTACCGTCAATTTTACCGCCACGTTCCTGTTGCTCGAGATCTTTTACTGAATAATTCGTTGATTGATCAATGAGTTTGTTTTCATAAAAACCAACGGTTGCTTTCATTGAATTTATTGACAGTCCTTTTGCTGGATCAAATTTTGAATTTGCAGTAAAGAAGTTTTTGCGACGTTGTTCAAATTCAGTTTTTGCAGATGCTGGCATTGTGCGGGTTTTAACATCAAATACCGCATCATTAAGTGTTGATCTTATTGCAATAGGTAAAGCCGACTTCTGGATTTTCTCCAGCTTATTCGTGTATTTTACTACCGCATCTGTATTTATGTTTAATTTGAAAGCCATTAAAAAATTGTTCCAGATTCTCTAAATATTTTTATTTCTAAACTGGTATCATTTAGAATACCATCAACTGGTGTGTTTGTGGCATCTACTGTATTTATTTGAATAAAAAAAGATGGGCCAATTGGCAATATCTTTATCGTTATATTACCAGGTCCGGTTCCAGTGTTTTCAAAACCAGGCATGATACATTCAGTTCTGTTTGAATTTATAAGTGAACCTAGCCCCGTGCCAGTATATTCACCTACTCCTTGCCTAGTCCATGTAATTGGTAAACCAACGATGCCGGTGCTAGGATCTGTTATAGTATTCCAAAATATTATTCCAGTCGGATCATTTGTGCCATTTTGTGAAATATTAGCAATATATAAATCACA